CTTTGCTACAACAAAGCCATTAATTTTATGGATTCGAATGTAGACATCTTTGAATCACGCTTTTCCTGATTATACGTTGGATTCAAAGCAGGCAGGGTGCGCGACTTCGCCTGTAATTTGTCAATTTCGCTTGAACTTTTCTTAGCAAAAGGGATTAAATCCTTCTGGCCGTGTGCAATAAAAGTTACAAACTCCTTGAACAGAGGGTGATCAACACAGTTCTCTAAAATCATAATTTGCCGTACGCAGAACATGTCCGAGTTCCAGTGCTTTGGATTGTGGAACTTCTCAGGGTATACACTCGATTTCAGTGCTCGAATGGTTGGATAAACTCCTCGCAGTTTATTTCCCTTAGCGCCGTTACGATCCGACCTGTAGTCACGAATGATTAAACGTTGCAGGAACTTCACGTAGTTAGCCTCATTAGTCGCTTTGTCGGCTTTAACTATCATGTTAAACAGTTCTGCTTCTTCTTCCAACGTTTGTGAAAGTGCTGGGTTGTATTCAGCAGAGCGATGGAGCATGTCATCTCCAATTGCCATACCAGGTTTTACTACTCCGATAATGGCTAAGTATTCGGCCCAAATGGCATCGAAATACGTCTCTACATCATTAGTCCAGTTGCTACCTGAACTAACACCGTGCATACCGGTGACTTTAGCATTGCTTCCAATGACTAAAGGAATAGAGTGCATGCGCAACAGTGATCTGAGGAGTGCATCGTGATACTGTTGTTGATATGCTTCTTTTATGCAATCAAACACTTCCAGAGTGATATGCTGTATGAAGTGCGCATCTGTAGAAGAAAAATCTGTTGCACTTAATATTTCGCCTTTGCCGTAGTATTCAGAAATTTTTGTTATGACTGCATCAAAACCAGTCCAGGGCGAAAGAAAATCGAGGTTCGCCTTCTGAAGTACATGTTTTAAAGGCTGAGTGAAACTAGCTTCTACTAAATTTGCTGACATGGGATACATCCAAACAAGTCTTGTCTTGTTGTTGTAATTGCGGAAAAGTGCAATAGCGGGGTGTTCTTCCCACTTCCCTGAGCGAGCATCATTAATTGAGCTCTTTAATACGTCGGGTGCTTTGCGTTTGGCAAAGAGCGGCCACCCACTGTTGGATGATAAAGTGTCGCGTGCCGACATGTCATCTACAACAGATTCATACGACGCAGGCCTTAAACGCTTTGAGATCCCTGTTTTAACAATAAACTTGTCAATGAAGTTCCTCTTAGCTTGTTGCCATTGAGGTGTGGAGAATAGCGCTGGCTTAGGAGTTCCAGCAAAGGAAAAACCTTCTAAAACTATGTCCATCAGTTTCTCAATGGGCAGTATCAGACCTTGGGGTCCCCACTTCTTAAGTTGAGAAGTGTCGAATTGGTACACCAGTTGTTCATTCGGCGTTCCATTTTTCAATGAGTCGAGCGATGTCAACCAGTTCTTCAATATGACATCAGGGTCATATTGCTCGTACAACCACGAACGTGGTGTCATGGGTCTTCCCACTGCAAGATTTGCAAGGTAACGGGACAATCCATTATTATTTTGCACAGTAATAAGCTCTTGTGCGGTTAGCTTGGTAATTTCCATAATGAAATACCTCCTTTAAATTAGTTAAAC